CCTGCCAGTGTACCTGCACCATTTAGTATAGACTTGTTTAATCTGCCCATTTCCATAGTTTTGTGCTTTGCTTTAACCACCATATCATCTGTTATATCTACTGCTATCATAACATACTCTCCTTTAATTAGTTAAGTCTACTACCTCACAAACACCTGCTGAACATGCTAAGTCTCTAGCACCAGTAGTGCCATCCTCTTTCTCATAGTCAGACAGTTTGCTCCAATCAATCTTAGTAGGCATACGTGCTACCATCTCTAAGCATGTCTCTTTGTTTACCTCTTGATAGGGTGCTTGTTTGTATACGTGTTCGCTGTGGGGTAGAAAGCTGATACCTGACACATCATCGAAGTGCTCATACACCCATGCTCCTACATCCATCCATTCATCTTTACGCACAGATATAGTGACAGATGGTTTATGCTCACACCAGTAGTTCTGGTAGTCTAGCCATATGTTTAGCTGATCTAGTGCAGTCATATCATCACGTACCATAGCACTCTTTGGTGTTACCGTAGGAAAGCTAAACACTGTAGTCTCTAGTGGTTTAGTAACATCAGGTTCATTTGGTATGCCCATGTCCATCATAAACTGTGTCATAGGATCTTTGTTGTCTGCACGTACAGTTCTAATATAGTACCTGCTATGCCTTGTGTGTATGCCACTAGCACTATCGACTAGCTGTGATACAGTGCCTGATGGTTTAACACAGGTGATAGCAGTGGATACACTAATACCTAGCTTCTTTGCCATGTCTTTGTTTGTGTCTACTGCTACCTTCTTTAGTTCTGTCAGCACTTTCTGTAGACTATTCTGACTACCATTTAGTAGTGGGCAGTCCATGATGCCTGTAAGAGACACACCAAGTAATCTTTCTTCTTCTGTGTTATCTTTCCATACCTTACGTAGGTATTTAAAGTTAGTTAGCGTAGACTGCATAGTGCCTAATATGGTTGCATACTTAACCTTTCTCTTGAGACTATCCAGCGTATCTGTTTCACGTGCAACAACCTCTGACAGATTACAGAACTGATACGGTCTTAGTATTATCTCAGAGCATGGGTTACATCCAAACGTGTGCTCAGTATCTCTCCTGCCACTCTTGGATGCCTGTTTTACTGCTGACTGCCTGTTGAATATACCACGTTCACCTGATTGACTTTCATACAGAGATAACCACTCACGCATGAATGTACCCATGTCTGGCTTCTGTGCATATGCCACACTATTGTTAGCTAGTGCACGTTGTCCTTCATGCTCCCACCATTGTCCTGACTTAGCATGTCTCATCTGATCATCTTCAATATCAGACAGACTGATAAGTGCGCTACGTCTTACACCACCAACGACCACTACCTCACCTATCTTGCACATAATATCATGGCATTCTAGTGGGCTTAACTTGCGTCCTACTGCATTAGTAAACTTCTGGACACAAAAGTTAAACAAGTCTTCAAGTGGTGCAGGACCAGATGCCCTGCCTCCAAATGTCTTTAGCCTCGCTCCCGAAGGTCTTACCTCACTGACATCCCACATGGGTATCTGTCCTGCATACAGTATAGCTAGGAGTTCTTTGAGTGCTCTTGCCCAACCCTCACGTGAATCTCCTACTTTAATAATTGTGCTTGTAGGTTCTAGCTCCTCGTTTACTACAGGTAACTTTTCAACGTACTGTTTCTCAACAGAGAAGCCTACACCTGTGCCACACATAAGTATATACATACATTCATCAAACGCTCTTGGTGTATCTACAGTTATGTATGAGCAATTGTAACTAGCTACATGACATCTATCTAGTGGTGCACCAGCAGTCATCAACGCTCTCATGCTAGGCATGACAGATAGATCTAACACTGCACCCTCTACCTCTTTGCGTTGTTTGTCTGGCATATCATAGCCATACGTATCTTTGATGTACGTAGTTAGATAATTAAAATATCTTTCTACTGTCTCTAACCAGCCCTCTCGTCTTTGCTCGTCCTCTTTCCACCTAGCATATCTAGACAGTGCAATAAAGTTTTGATAATCAGAAGTTAAATAGTTGTTGGTATGCATATTCATTTCTCCATAATAGTTTTTAGTGTTACTATCTCTGCACCGTCTAGGTCATGCAGATACTCACGCAATGCGTCATTTATTTCTGACGCTACATCTCCATCAGAGGGTACTGGATACTCTTCTGTATCTATGGACAAAGTTAAAAGGACTTTTATTTTCATTACTTATCCACGTGCTCTATTAGTTTATCCAAATACCACTTAGCTTTGTTGAGATCTTCAACGGCCTTACCCTTGTAATCAAACCTCCATAAGTATTTCATTATGTTACCTTGTAGATAGTATTTAAAGTTATCACCTGTAGCAGCACTGATAGCGTCAATGCACTCTACACCGCTTTGATTGTAATGTGGTGGATGGTTTACCATATCAAAAGATGAAAAGGTAAATGGCCCACCCATGCCTTTAGTGTCTTCGATAGTAATAGTTTCATCACCCATAGTTAATACTCCCATTATGCAGATCCTTTTGTTTTTGTGTTAAAAGATAGATACACTACATTGCCCTGTCTGTCAAGTATTTCTGGCTGACTTTGTGGCACTGGTTTATCATTGTCTAGGTTGTTATAAGACTCGTATACAAAATCACTAATGTTATCACGTAATGCAGGATTGTCTTCCATCAATGGTACAGATGCACATATCATTTTAGTTAGATGCATAAACCGTAAGAAGTCATCTTCTGATAAATGGTTACTACCATCCCACATAATACTTACATCTACATCACCATTCCATTCTTCTTTTTCCATGTGTGGTCTTAGTCTTATAACAAAATCATTTGGTTCAAAGTCAGTAGGTGTAGGTTTCTTCATACCACTCTCCTTTTAGTTCCAGTAAAACATATAAACTTTTTGTGTTTGTTCTTTCCTTTTTCTTTTAGCCATTCTTCAGGGATAACCCTATTTGCATATAGAAAGTTATGCTTGAAACACCACTGACCATACGTACTCTTAGCACCCTTTCGTAGCTTCCGTTTACTGTTTTCAAACACAAAACGTATATCTAACTTAGGATGCTGTCTCTTGATACAAAGATGTTTACGCCTGTCTATTGCTGTAAACATCCCCTTTGTCTCAATGATTATACCGTTGTACAATATAAAATCAGGAGTATAGGTACGGTAAGCTAGATCTTCCCACTCAATCTTGATTGTCTCATAGTCATACTTTACTTTTAATAACTCAAGATAATCAGCAAGTTTCTTCTCTAAGCCTGACCTGTACCCATACTTCCTTGCATGAGCATACCTAGCGTAGTTCATCACTGGTTAGAAGTATCTTCCTATTCCACCAGTAACGTAGGCAGGGATATGGTGATAGCCTAACGTCTTCAATTCATCACGTATAGTTGCATCTATTTCTTTACGTGCTTCTAATGCTGATCGTAAAGATGATGTACGCTTTTCCCTATACTCACGTTTCATTTCGACTAACTGTTTTTCCAAATCCTTTATAGAGTTTTCTAACTCTGTTAGCTCGTCTCCCATTCATCTAATCCTTTCCTGTTCTCGTTTTTGCCAAACGCATCATAGTGATGCTTACCATTACGGAACTGTCCATTCTCAACAGCTTCCTTAACATCAGGGTTTGCCTCAAGATAACTTTCTTCAGGAAACTCTTTCATCATTATCCTCCTCTTTTATATGCACGTAAGAAACTATCTTTGGTTCCTTTGCACGTGACTTTAATGCTGGCAGTTCTTTTAGTGTAGGCCAACAGGCATGTCTGTAAGAACACCAGCTACATTCTGATCCTAGTATTTTGTTGCCTGTCTTTTTACCGTTGAATACTTCATCAACAGCATCGAAGCACCGTTCTAGTTTGTCACTCTTTACAGCTAGAGCAGTCTTCTTTATTTTATACAATTCCTCCACCATGTCAAGACCATCAGCAGAAATATATTTAAAGCTACCATTGGCTTTATTTATCACCCACCAACCTCCAGCTTTTAGACCAGACGCTTGTGCGTATCCTGCTAACTGTCCTACATACCCAAAGGAATCACCCTCCTTTAGTGAGGCAAAGGACTTGAACTTATTACGATAAGACCAATCAGATGCAGACTTAATATCATCAACTGCACCATCAATAGCTATATCATACGTACCATTAATTGTAACATCTGCTTCAGGTATCTCTAATGCAACGTGATCTGCATCTTCAAATGCTACCTTTGCTTCTGTTAACAATCCTTTAAATATTGCTTCTACTATATCTCCTAACATCATGTTCATAACAAAGTTACTTGGCAGAGGTGTAGCTTCATTAGGACGATTCTTCTGAAACCATAACTGGCATGAAGGTCTACCTACGTTAGACATCCTCAGTGCAAAGTCCTTACGCTTAGTACCTCCACCAAACTGACGCTTTAGCGCATCCATAACGTCTTTGCCTATCTTTTCAATAGTGGCATCAGACATCACAGCCTTACCGTTGGCTGCATCTGTCATGTACTGTGCTAACGTCAGTTCGGCAGGATGGTTCATTTAGAAGGGTGCTTCATCATCAAGTGAATGAAACTCATCCAGAACTTTCTCATCGTTAGATGATAGTGACTCTGACTTCTTATTCCATTCAGAAATAATGTAGTTGTTATAGTTATCTACCCAGCCCATGAAATTACTGAATGCCTCATGGTCTTCCTGTGATATAGACAATGCATTATTAAAGTCTGCATTCACAGTAGGTAGGTAGAAGCTACTACCATTAGGTAATGACTGTTCTTCAGTACCGAATGATATTGTATGTGAGATAGGTAATAACTTCTTCTTACCGAATGTGTTGTAGGTATCACCCAATAGTTTAAAAGCATTACGATTGTCTATCTCCCATATAAAAGGAAATGATTCAATCTTTTGTTTAACCTCCTCACCGTTTTCGTTGACAACATCTTTGAGATCTAGCAAACCAAATAGTACACGTGTGCGCTTGATCTCTTTAATTAATGTTTGCTGTGACTGTGGCAGTGCCTTGAAGTCTTTGATCCAACCTGTAGGCTTACCACAGTTAAAGCCACCATCATTATCTTTAAGATCTATCTTGAGTGAATCACCCATGACAGTCTTAACGAACCTGTTAGGAACAGATCCAGATCCTTTAATAAATCGCTTGTACATAAAGCGT